ACAAACCCCGAATTATATGGGGATGGGCCTAATCTTATTGATGATTGGGGTCCTTTTAAGCCTGAGGGTCAGGCAACTTGGTCTTCTGAGCAGATTTACGTTTCTAATCGTACTGGTGCTGAGAAAGATCCGACTGTTGCTGTTTTGGGTGTTGGTCAGCAAATATATGGTCGTCGTGCCGATGTTATTAAATTTGACGACGTTGCCACGCTGGACAACATGAGAAACCCTGACAGGGTGTCTGCTATGCTTGAGTGGTTTGATAAAGAAGCTTTGTCTCGTATTGGGCGTTCTGGTAAAGCTATTTGGATTGGGACTCGTGTCCAACCCGGTGATATTTACTCTACTTTGGCCATGAGACAAAATTACAAGGTTTTGAAGTACCCGTGTATTCATGATGAGACTACGGAGCGTACTTTGTGGCCTGAGCACTTTCCTTATGAGCAGGCGCTTATTCATAAGACTGAGATGAGACCTGCCGACTTCCAGCTGATTTATCAGCAGGTTGACATTCCGGGTGCTGGCGCTTCGTTCACTGAGGAAATGATTGATGCTTCTAAAGACACTAGTCGTGTGGCTGGGCATTATGACACTGGTTGGCGTTTGATAGCTGGCCTTGACCCTGCTGGTGGCAATAAGGGTTCTGGGTTTACGGCGTTTACTTTGTTGGGCGTTGACCTTGCTACTCAGAAACGGTATTTGATTGATTCTGTTGCCGTTAAGTCAATGAAGGCCCCTCAGATGAAACAGCAGATTTTGGAATGGACTGACAGGTACCCTATTTATGAATGGCGTGTTGAGTCTAATGGTGTTCAATCTCAAATCATTCAATATGATGTTGAGCTTGTGCAGGAGCTGGCTAAGAGGGGTGTCCGTGTGGTTCCCCATCAGACACATGGTAATAAGTGGGACCCACAGTTTGGCGTGGAGTCTATGGCCCCGTTGATGGAGACTGGTTTGTTTTCTATGCCTTGGGGCAATCAGCCTACGACCACTACATTCCAACCTCTGGTTGATGAGCTTATCGCTTTCCCTATGGGAACTGTATCTGACAGGGTAATGTCTTTGTGGTTTGCTGATCTCGGTGTTCGTGATTTGGTTAAAAGAGCTCATTTGCCTATGTTCCATGAGAGGATGCATGTCCCTAATCGCATTAAACGTAAGCGACGTGTGGTAGACTTTCATAATCGTGAGGTAAGGGGTATTAGATTGCAGGATCAACGACCGGGGCATATGTCTCGTGCAGCTAGTGGTTATAGGCGACAGACTGTTGGTAACGCTATGGATCATAGCGCTGTTGAAGAATACGAAATAGATGATGGTCCGCAGCCGATGAACATTGACCCACAGATATGGAGCGAAGAATGAAGCACCAAGTGCATATTCACCAGCAAAGGCTCAGAAAGGGCCTTCCTGCTATTATTCATAGAACCTATAAGGGTTCTGAGTATCATCAGGAGTTTGAAATCCCTAAGGGCGCTAAAGTTATCCAACCTGAGAAACCTCTTTCTTGTGGAGCTAGGGCTTGGATAGAATGGCAAGATTAGACAAAGGAGACACTTGTCGGGTTTTGTCTGAGGAGAAGTATGTTTAAAAAAGTCCTCAATAAGAGAGCATACCGTGATGCTTCGGAAAAGCTTAAAGAAAACGAAATGCTTTGTGGCACTATGTCTGGCGACAGGCCTGTGTATTTTTCTATGGAGAAAGATTCAACCGATAGTGAAATTAGAGAGAAAGCGTTTGAGATCCGTGAAGGCCGTAAAATGACCAAAGTTGAAAGAACATTATTGAGTATTGCTGAAAGAGCTAAGCATGCCTCTTGATACCGACCGTCTTGCTAGCATGTACTCTGCGTGGCGAGCACGCTATGAAGAACGTGATGTCAGGATTGATACGATTGATCGTGTCATTAAAGGCGAGTTTGATGTCTTTGATCCAGACGAAGAGGGCATAGATTCTAAGTCACCTAACCTTATTCAGGTTGCTTTAGAGGATACGGCAGAGGCAGCTAGTCTCGTGCCGACTATTCGTGTGCAACCGAGCACTAATTCTAAGGAAGCTCGTAAGGTAGCTAGAAAAATGGAGCGTGTAGCTGGAAGCTACATGGACGCTAATGGTGTTGATCTTCTTATCCCTCGTGCTGTTATGGATATGGCAGCGTATGGTTTCAGTGTCTGGACCTTAACTCCAGACTTTGAGCAGAAGATACCTTTGATTGAACGGCGTGATCCTAGGCATTGTTACCCTGAACCCGGATTCAAACCGGGTGATGAGGTCAGGCGGTGCATGTTCGCTCGTGAAGTGTATTATACGCAGCTTCCAGAGGAATATCAGGTAGCTATTGCCGAATTTAGCGGTCAAAGGACCGATATACAAAACCCAGACGAAAATACTCGTGTGGTCATAGTTGAGTACTTCTCTGAAGAAGAATACGTTCTTTCTGCCCTATATCAGGGTTCAACAGAGGGTTTTAACCGCTATGGGTCCAATACAGACATACCTTACCCTGTCGTATTGGAAAGAATTGAGAACGAAACAGGGGTTTGCCCTGTAGTTATTGGGTCTCGTATCACCCTTGATGGGGAAACGAGGGGCCAATTTGACCAAGTAGTGGGGCTTTTGGAAGCCCATATACGACTTATGGGCCTTGTACTGGACTTTGCTGACCAATCGGTCTATTCAGACATCTGGGTTCGTGACCTTATAGGCGAAATGCCTTATGGTGGTGGGTCATTCATTGAATTGGGCCCATCTGGTGCTATTGGTCGTGTGCCACCAGCTGTTAGCAGCTTTAACATCCAAGCTGATTTAACTAATCTTATGGAGGGAATCCATATAGGTGGCCGTTGGCCTAAAGCACGACCCGGTGAAGTTGATCAATCTATTGCATCTGCTAAGTTTATTGAAGCTTCAGCTGGCATGATGAATACGGCTATCAGAACGTATCATCAAATACTACAAAAGAAACTTGAACGTGTCCTTCGTATTGGTTTTGCTATTGACAAGCAATTCTTCAATACTCACAAGACTGTTTCCGGCATTTTGAGGAATCAGAACTATATAGAAGAATATCAACCTTCTAGGGACATTGATATGAACCATCGTTTGAGAGTGGAGTATGGTCTTGGTTTAGGCCGTGATCCAGCGCAAAGCGCTGTTTTGCACATCCAATACTCTCAAGCAGAGTTTGTATCTAAAGAATTTGTACAAGAAAACATAGATGGATTGACTGATGTCGGCCGTGAAAGGTCACGTTTGGACGTTGAAAAGTTCAGAGCTATGGCCCTTTCTAAGCTTTTGCAAGGCCTTGAGATGGGAGCTATACCAGAGGAAGCCCTTATTGATATGGCTCGTGCTCGTGAAAAGGGCGAAGAGTTATTTGATTTGTATGACAAGTACGTTGTTCAACCTAAGAAAGAGATGGAAGAACAGATGATGGACACTGGATTGGGTGGCCCCCCTATGATGCCGGGTCAGCCACCTATGGGTCCAGAAGGAGGTCCTATGGGACCTGAAGGAGCTGCCGGAGGCATGCCACCGCCCCCACCACCATCAGCCCCAGGAGGGGCAGATCTGCTGGCACGCCTTGGCATTCCAGCAGGTCCCGGTGGTGAACTTGGGACGCAGGTACAAGGATGACAGACATAACAGATGGTTACACAAGCGGAGAGTGGGCTAATTATTGGGATGACAGTGCTAATCTTGGTGAGCGTCCTTCGTTGAATCCTTTTGAGGATGATACACCTATTGAAGCTCAATGTGATTTAGAAAACCCAGAGGTGTGTGAGTCGTGCCAGTAAGCGAAGAAATTGAAAAAACTCCTACAGGGGATACTGCTGTTAATAAACCTGAATCAGGAACATATGGTGAGAAAGCTGAATTAAATCAGTTAAAGCAAAGCCTCCCTCCTATGGATGGTCAAGGTCAGCAACCTCAGGGCCCTGCGCCCATGGGCGAAAGGGGTGGTGCAACACCACCTAAACCAACTGGTCGTCCTGTCAAAGGGCCTTCTAATCTTCCTAGTGGCATCCTTCAACCTACGGGAGGTAATCCTAACAGGCCCCTAACTGGCGCTCCTGAAATGCCACCAAGGCAAAGTACAGCTGACCAGCAAAGACTTGCTATTTTAGACGCTCTATCTACCCATCCAGATGTTTCTCAGGAAACTCGTAAATGGGCAGAAGAAGTAAAGGATTACCTGATAAGTGGCAATAGATGAACCTGATCTCCTTCAAGGAGACCTAGAAGATCCGTCCAATTTAACTCCTAGTGTAGACGCTCAACCTGAGCCCGAACCTCGGCCTGAACCTAAAGAAGAACCGATTGATATCGGGGCAACGATAAAACAAGATCCTGTTAGTTTCGCAGCTTCCATGATACCCGGATATGCATCTGCTTTTGAACAAAGGCAAAATCAGGGTACAGCCCCTTTCAGTGTAGGGGATATTTTTAATAGCTTGGGTCCGTTAGCTACTGAAGTGGGCTACTACATGCCAGTTCTTGGAACCGTAATGGGTGCAGGACCTTCGTATGATATGTTGACTTCTGGCAAAGGTTTTTTGACCAAGACTTTAGGGGCGTTAGGGTTCTTGGGCTTTGCAGAGACTGCAGGTGTGTTGGGAGCTGGGGCAAGCGTAGCTGGGATAGGTAGATTTAATGCAAGGAAAATCGGTGCTCGTAATGATAACGTATCTGCACACGGTCCTTTCCCTCAAAGTTTTGATCAAGCCGTTACTTCGCCCAGTTGGATGGCAGAGCAGTTAGATGGCGTTCCTTTAGTTATCAATTCTACCAGAATGAACATGCTGACCGAGTTGGCTGGTGCCCCAGATACCCCAGCAAAACGGTATTCAATGTTTGCTTTGTTGGATCCAGAATCCCAAGGGATTCAAAGAGCCATCATGTTTGAACAATTTGAACCTAACGTTAGAAGACGTTACGAAAAAATTGGGGAAAGCATAACTAATGCCCCCGGAGTGATTCGTCGTGTTAATGAAACTTTTATTGATTTTGCTGAAGGTTTAGGTGAAATGCTTTTTGAGCAGGTTAGGCTGACTCAAAATCTTGAAGGTCTTGACATCGGCCAAGTGAAAGCTTCGCTTGCAGCTAGAGTGTTAAGCCAGTGGAACTTTCTAAAGAATAGGGACGCTTTGGAATTGGAAGGGCCTTTTAAGCCTGCTGACGCTGTATGGCAAAAGTTCAAAGACACTGGAGAGCTTACCCCTGAAGGCGTAGAAAAGTTATTGCCAGCAATAAAAGCTTTTACTGAAGCTACTGCTGACATAGGCCACCCTGAGCTAGTTCTACTTAACGACCCAAGGCTCAAAATAGCTGGCATTAGGTTAATGGAAAAAGATGGCAAACCTGAACATCAAATGTATTTAAAAATAAATGAATTTGAAGAAATAGACCCTACCTCTTTAAGTGCCTACGAGATGGATCAAAGGGTCAGGTTAATGTTTGAAAGCAACCCTGAAGCAATGACTCATTTGGCTGCTCAGAACATCCTTGATTTTTTCTTTGATGAAGTTCTCCCCAACTATGACAATATAAATTCCGTAATGGCAACTACTGTAGGGGAAGGCAAAAATTGGTACCATTTAGCCAGAACGGAATTGGCAAATTATGCAGTTCGTTACGGCGTTGATGAAGATCTAACTATTGGTCTGGGAGCTTTGCTTTCAGCTACTACATCTTGGGAAATGAATCTAAACAATGTAGGGCATCTTTTGCAATTCATTGAACATTACGGTGGTAGGGACGCTATTCTAGCGAGGAAAGCAAATGGTGAATACCAGTATAGGACCAAGAAACACAAGGGCGAAAGGAGAATCCCAGAAGGGGAAGATCTGACACAACTGATTGCAAGCGAGGTGTCCCCTAGCGGTAAGCCCCTTTATGTTTCTGGCGATCAAATTGAATCCATAAGGTCTCTTTTGCAGTTTGTGGAAGACGGTGGAACAGTGGATGGCTGGTTTAAAGGCAAAATGAGAAAAGGTGGGTCTTTAAAGGTCCCTAACTTTTGGGCAGCCATAGCTGAAAGCGGTGCTTCTGACGCAAGCATAAGAAGAATAGTTCTTCATGAGATTTTGACAGGTCAAGTTACCTTGCAAGATGTCGGTAGGAAAATTAGTTCTGAATCCGCACTCGGCCTACAGTTAAGTGAAGCGTTTAAAACGTTTCCTTTAACTGTGGATCGGCACGCTTTCGCTGCAGCTATGGGTTACAGTACTCAGCCTCACATAGACTCAACGATAAAAGCTGCTTATGACCCTATCAAGTTAGCTTACATGGCTGCAACAGAAGCCATCGGACAGATTTCTTTTGATGGCCGTGCTGCCAAATCACTTGACCCTAATGAGTTGCAAGCTTTAATTTGGCTTCAGTGGAGAGAGAAAAGAGGGGTAACTAAGGACTATAGGGAAGTGACATCCGGTAGGCCTTCTTTGCACTCTCATGGTGTAGGTCCAACATATGTCCATACTCCTAGAATTTTAGATTTTGTGCAAAACAAATTGCCAGATGGAGTTGATTTGGGTGGACCAAGAATTAACGCTGCTGGGCAGACAGTTCCTCTTGACCGATTTGGTCGTACTAGTGGAGTGGGTGCTGTAACGAAACAGGGAGTGCTGAAAGCGACGCAGTCGGGTCACGCTCAAGCTTTAATTGAAATTGGGCCTGATGGGCCTAGGTGGGTCAGTCATGATCCCGACAATGGGCCTAACCAATTTACTTTCCCTAGCCAAGCTACTAATGAAGACGGGCTTGCTATTCACATGGCAAGAAGCGCTATGCCGGTTGACAGCGTAGAGTCGCAGTTACAAAGAATCATGTCAACAACATACCAAATGGTAGATGGCCAGAGGCAACAGGCGATGGCAGGTGGAAGGTTTTACCCTATGGGTTCTTTCATCCCCGGTCTGAACATGGCAGCTCAAGGGGCTACAGGGCTTCATGCTAAAGGATTCCATGTTGTTATTAGTATTGAAAATATGGGAAAGGCCGGACACCATATGGCTATGCGTAGCACGATGTCAGGTATTAAAGAACATCTTGGTGGTTTGTTTGAGGTTACTCCTGAGTACCTGTTGAATAAGCCACACACTGGTAAATCAACAGTTATTAGGCACCCTCATCTCCTTAACGAAGATGGTTCGCCAATGGATTTTTGGGCTCAGGATGCTGTTGAACAGCACATTAAAGACAACAATTTGCCTCATGATCCTTTGCTGGCAGAAACTGTTCCAGATTTAGTGTCTGAGCCAAGAATTGAATTAATCGTTTCTTTTAACACTGGTGAAGATTTACGTCACGCACATTCTGTTTTGACTGCTAATCTTGGCGGTTTAAAAACCAATGCGTTTGATGGGGTTAATGTGCCTTACATATCTCAACAGGTTAACCATTACATTTCTACAATGAAGAAATCTTTGTCAGGTAGGGTGCTTGGTTTGAGGGGCAGCCGACTATTGAGAAGTAGAAAATCTGATGGCAGCCCAGACAATTTTGAAGTAGACCAAAGTGTCTTGATGGAAGTAGCGATGTTGTACGACTCAGTCAATGCACCTGATCCTTTGGATAAGATGTTCGGAAGTGGCG